GTCAGAAAACTACCGACCATGGGGTCTCAGAATTCTTCTTGGCCTCGAAATCGATGGAAGAAATCTCGGCTCTCGGAGGCCAGAAGGCGGGCTTCGGGGCGCCATCCTCGCCGAGGATTGTAACTCCGTTCTCGTCCTGCTCGTATGCGGGGCGACCGTAATCGTCGAGACGAGGCCTGGGCTTGCTCATTCGTGTGACCAATGTTGCGTGAGCGCCCTCCAGATTCTCGCACACTTGCTTCACGGTCGCATCAATCTTCTGGGGGGACAGAAGGTCGGCCCTCTCCCTGGCGTCGGCCGGCCAGAGGCCAGCGGCGCTGAAATACTTCGGAATGTTGAAATGGATGAAAGTCTTTCCATTCTTGTTGATGGTGAAAACGGTGCGGTCGGTGAGGGCCTTTCCGGCGTCCTCGTCGTCGCCGTCAATCATCCAATCGGTGACGAGCATGGGCCGTCCGCTTTTGGAGGTGGTCATTTCTGCCTTGGTGATGAAAGCGGAGTGCTTTCCGGGCTTGGGCGGCTCGAAGTTACCTCCGCCGGTAGCGACTTCTAGGGATGAAAGGTCGGTGCCGAAATTGAAGCCAGTTGCCATAATATTAATTCCTAAACGTTTGCGTGGAGGGGGTTATGAATTGCGGAGGTATCAGTTCTCGTCGCTGGCGGGCTTGCTGCGGAGTGCTTCCCTGATCGCGTCGGCGGCGATAGCGAGAGTCTCAGCGGAGACGCCACGGTCAGCGGTAACAGTGATCTTAGCCATAATTGTTTTCTCTCTTCCTAATGTTTTGGTTAGTGGCTAGTGATGTAATTGTGAATCTTGGTCATGCTCGGGTTCCCCATTGCTGGCGGGAACCCCGGTGACTGCTGTTTTGTCACGACGTTCGGTTTGCGAGTGTACAGTACTGGCACGGTGATTTCTTCTCCGTCCCCATTGTCCACGTTCGCCCATTCCATGTAGCCGACGAAATTGAACAATGCGGGGATGCGCTGCCCGGACTTCTGCCCCTCGAAAGACGGAGCAATGAAAACCTCCCCAGTGACCTCACTGCTCTCGCGTGCGGAATGCGTGATAGCAATGAATGAAATGTCGGGGGCGTTTAAGAATACGCCGATTGCCTTCAACAGGGAATCGTACACCGCCCGCCATTTCGTCCACGTATCATTCGACACGGTCTCATAGTGGGACAGGATGAGTTCCTGGCACTTGTCCAGTGTGTCGAACACTACCGTCCTGTAAGGGAAATCCGCAAGATTGCGTGCAATATTGTCGCAAAGATTGGCACAATCAAGCCATTTGTCACAATGGACAACGGTAATGTTTGCAGGGTTCCCCCAATCCCGCACGGGGAGTGTGCCGGATTCGAAATCAACGTACAGGACGGGCGACATGTCGTCCACCTGTGATGCCGTGGCTGCGAGCGACGTTTTGCCGACACCACTCACACCGTGAATAAGCATGTTGAAATGATTATTCTGCTCCGGGTTCACGACTGTCATTCCGAGACGGGCAAGAGTGTCCTCGAAAGTCATACTATGTTTCACCTCCTAACCGTTAATGTTGTAGTTTTTGAATGCCTCTGTGTGGCGCTCATGCGAGCAGTACCAACATAGAGGAGACGACTGGAGACCATCAACACCACCATCGTGTGATCTTGCTCTCTCCCAAATGTTTTGGAGTCTCCCTATGGCCGCGAGCGCAACATCCTGCCGCCACTGGAAAGAGAACTCACAAATACTGTCCGGCACCACCTCTACGCTGCAATCCCTTGGGAGAGCAACAATAGAACAGTGAGCTACCTCGTGTCCGAGCTGCATAAGACCGTACCCGTAGAGCATGATCTGAATGTAGTATTTACGAAACTGGCTCCCCGCCGCCGTATTGGCGAATCGTGGTAGACCATTGTCCCATTTAATGCTCTTCCTGAACGCGGAAATCTTTTTCCGTGAGAGCAGCTTCCAGTCTAGGACCGTCGCCGCCGCAATATCGAAACGATCCACACTCCCAGAAATACGCCCATAGTCTTCAAGATCGCATACATCTACTCTTTTCTCCACTAGAACATTCGATTCACTCTTTGTGCGCGATTCCGTGAAGGCGTGAAACGCGGTGCCGAGAAACGGTGCCAGCGGCGTGCCCGTATTTTCAGTGTCGTGCGAGATTCCGAGGAGTTTGTCGGCGATGCACCGTTCACAATCGTCCCCGATTTCGCTTACGCCGATGCGCGTTTGTTTGTCACGTTCGGTTGGTGCGAAAACATTACTGACCGCGAGCATGGCGGCCGGGCTTAAATTCAAATTTCTCTCCCTCCTGAATTGCGGCGATAGCGGCGAGCCTGACGTCACGGTGAACTTCAATGTCTCCGCTCGCGATGTCTTCAATGAAGAATAGTCTTGCGTCGCCGGCCGGCATGATTTCATAGACGGCGCCATTGAGCTCTTCGGCCCGCATGGCCGCTTGCTCGAGGTTCGAGTAGACCCGGTAGTCGCCCTTCTGTGACGATTCCCATACTAGATAGACGCCCATTTACGTGTTTTGCTTTCTCTTCTTGAATGTTGATTAATGATTGTGTGTTATTTGATGATGGTTGCTGTGAGGCCGGCTCGCTCCTCGATTGCTGTGGAAATGACGGCCGCATAGCATTGGATTCGCCAGATGTTCTCTGATCGAATATTGGGCACGTGCAGTTGCATTGTCTTGATGCCGAACTGTGTGGGCCATTTCAGAATAATGGTGTGGCCGGCGATCTCGTCAATCGTGGTGCTCTGTGTGATGCGCATATGTTTTTCACTCTTTCGTCGCAATGAGCTCATAAATGTCGAGGCTGTTATTGGTGGCCATGCCGCGCACGATGTTAATGTTGTCCGTCGTGACATGGATGACATTAATGTCCGAGTGCCCATCGTTCACTGGGGCGACGATTAGGAAATTCCTGCCGACCAGTTCACTGTCGTCGGATATGAGAATGTTTCTGATAGTGCCTGTCATGCGACGTCGCACTAGGTGAATGTTCGAACCGCGCTGTGTTTCTGTCTTCATGGCATCTACTGTAAGTGCATGACGATGGTGTGCGCAACCCACACAAGCGTAGCGTCTGTCACATTTCATATGAGGCCGCTCTCACGCAGACGCTCATACCCAGCCTCCAGCCTGGGCTCCACAGCAGTCACGTCAACAGTATCCTCACACTGCAAAAGAAAACGATTCACCCGTTTTGTTTGCCCCTTACGATTCAAACGAGCAGACGCCTGCAAATTCAAAATCACACTATTATCCTCACTCAGCCAAATCTCAGTGTTGCAAACATTCTGCAGACCGTCAATCCCTTCAGCGGCGGCTGCAATGACGGCACACAGTACCCGCGGCCCATCGGGCTTCAAAAACTGTTGCCATTCGTCCCGATAATCACTAGACAATTCGACGCTCTGATAGCCGGCATCATTAAGTCGTTTTCGCAACGGAGTCATGAATTTACGTGAGTGGCACCACAAAATAACCCTCTCATCCCGTGGCAGATCAGACAGAATATCAATGGTGGCGTCAATCTTCGAGGATCCTCGCTCCTCGAACTCAACACCATCGTCCACGATTTTCAGCGGTCCGAGAGTGATCTGTCTGAGTCTCCCATCTAGAACGGCGGCGGACGAGGCTACACTGGCCCCACCATCCATAATCGCCAAACGATGATCCACAAACTCCCGATACATTCTCTGCTGTTCACGCCGCATCCCACAAGCGACACGTTGAACATTTACGGGAGGCAGATCACCAAAAACTTCACTCCCCCGCATCGCAGACCATTTATCCCCAACAGAATCGCGAAGTGTGCCAGGAGCCCTCTCTCCACCATAAATCCTGGCATACGGGGACGCCGCAAAGGGATTCAACTGAGAAACAAAAAATTCATCCGCAAACCGGTAGAAACTACGATTGACACTGTTCTGGTTCAGGAATTTGAGAACGCCGTAAATGTTGACGGGTTTATTGCCGGCAGGCGTACCCGACAAGCCAAGACGATACGTTGACTTCAACGTTTTTACGGCCTGGAAAGACTGGGTGCGATGATTCGCGATACGGTGGACCTCGTCCACAACCACCATATCGAACGATTTCTTCGAGAAAGAAACATTCGGCCATTTCCCCGCGGCTACCGCCTTTCCCAGGGAAACCAATAGCTCGAAGTTAATAACCCACCAACCATCCTCGCCGTTCAACACGTCCCCAACGTTGGCGCGCCCGGACTTAGTGGAGCGTGACAGTACTTTCACTTCCCGGCCGGTAATGGTCTTGATACTGGCCTGCCACGACGGAATAACGCGCTTCGGGCACACAACAATGACCCGCCTGTCGGCGTC